CCCGGTGCAATCAGGAGAAAGGTAGCCTTGACTGGCTCAACTGGATGAGAGGTCGATTCGGAGTCACCGACCGAGAACAAACTATACTGGCACACATACAATGACATACACACCGGGGCCGGGTGAACCTAGCCCAGACGAAGGAGTAGCTAGTCCAGACTATACGTTAGACGCTATAGCTGCTTCGTTTACACCATTTAAAGGAGTTACAGCAGCTGGTCAAACACTCGGTACTGTAATGAAAACGGTAAAAAATATAATTGAAAAAGGCAGGCCAGCTAGTGAAAGAACAGTAGATGTAACTGCTGAACCTGTTACTAACCCTTTTGATATAACTAAATCGGACACTGCAAAAAATTTTCTAGTCGAACTAAAGAAAAAAGTATTAAACAGTGATTTAGGTCAGATATATAAGATTGTTAAAAAGGGTGAGTTGCTAATGGATACCACAGCTGGAGGTAACAGAACGCCATCAGAGGACGAGCTAAAGAAAGCTATAGATGCTCAGGAACAGAGAAACCAAGATCTTTATGACGAACAGACTAAAGGTGATAAACTTATACGGGACGGTATGCAGCTTGAGTTAGATTTTGAGCCAGACAAAACTGTTTCAGATCTAATAGAAGACCCAAGTTTAGCAGAAAAGTTTAAAGTGGTACGAAGAGCGTTTTATAATAAACGTAAACCAGATAAAGTTGGTAGACTATATGACTTGCGTGGACGATTTAGTTTAGAAAGATTAAGACAGCAATATCCGGGAGATATAAATCAAGATTTTCGTAGAGAAATACAAACTTTAGCTGCTGATCCTAGATTTTCTAAACATGACTTTAAGAAAGAAGGTAAAGCTTTGATAGAAGAATGGTTAGATGGTCTTGATGGTGTTGCTGATGATGTTAAGTTAGAAGTTCATCATGTTAGAACTGTTAGATATGTTGGAGCTTTATTTGATAAGTTAGAGGTAAATGAAAGAGCTGTATTACTAAATCAATTATTAGAAAACATGTTTCCTGTAGGTGATAACCCTGCTAACTTAATGCCTCTTGAAAAGAAAGTACATAAAAATTTGCATGA